GGCCTCCCGGCCGTTTTGGCAGGGCTCTCCGGCATAGTTGTCTTGGTCATTTGGTTAGTCCTCGACAAAATTTGGCGGGGCCGGAACGATAGAAAACGTGGACAATGAGGAGTTCTCTTGGCGAAAGATGATCGAGCTTTGGATTCTCCTGATTTTATTGTGGGCCTGGAAGAAATTTGCAAATATTGCGGATTTGGGAAGGATTCTTTTTGGGAATTGGTTAAAATATATAAGATGCCCTTTGCCAAAATTGGGAACAAAATAATCGCAGACAAGAAGATTTTGAACGAGTTTATGCGCACTTTAATCCTCAAATCTCCCCGCGACCCCTCCGATTTTCCCCCCCAATAATCATATTTAAAAAACCTTGTCAAGAACTTTTTTGGCCTGAATCGAGCGGAATCGGTCTTTTTTGACCTGAATCGAGCGGAATCGGTTTTTGCCCAAAAGTAGGCCTTATGATGATCGCAGGAAAATGTGAGGAGCTTTTTAGGAGTGATCGTCGTGCGATTGATTTAAGGGGGGACTTTATGGCCAAGAGGGGAAGACCGAAAAGGGACTCCTCCGCATATCAGGAATCTGGCGCACAGACGCAGGTTCCTCCGCTGGGCGACAGGATGATCCATCCTACCAGGCCCGGCCCGGAAGTTTGCCCTTCCTGCGGCGCCTTTCCGGTGGTCACCAAGATGAAACGCCCCAATTACGCCTCTTATCGCTGCCGGGTCTGTGATCATGCCTGGGAAGAGGGCCAGCGATAATGGCCACGGCCTTCACGACCTGGGAAGATCTCCGGACAGCCATTAAAGATGCCATCGCCAACCAAGTAGCGGGGAAGGCTTCCACGGGGGAATACGAGTTTCATGGGATCCGCATGAAATATCGCACCTTCGACGAGCTCACCAATCTTTTGAACAAAACCTACCAGATCGAGGCTATGGAAGCGACGGGGTCATCGGCCAGGGTTTCCTATGGGAGACATCGCAAATGGTGAGCCGCCCCCAGGAGAAAAAGCCCTGGCTCGACAGAGCCATCTCCCAGATCGCCCCCACGATCGCCCTCAAGCGCGAGATATCCCGCCGCCGGCTCTCCCGCCTCCAGGAATTCAAGCCCCGTAACGGGTTTATTGAAAGATCATTCGAAGCGGTTTCAGGCAATCGCTTGAGATACGATTTCCTCACCACGGCCTATGATGCGGACAATGCGATTACCCTTCAGCCAGGCGCGGAAGCCCTGCGGGCTCACGTCCGCCAGCTCGAGTACAATAACGGATTTATTGCCGGGCCGATCAAGCGCGTGGTCAACCACGTCGTCGGAACGGGAATACGATTTCAATCTAGGCTGCGGGAAGATCAGGATCAGCTTTTCACGCCGATCACCCAGGCCTTCGCGGAAGAATTCAACCGCACGGCTGAGTCCCTTTTTCATACCTGGGCCACCAAATGGGCGGATAAGCGCCTGATCAGCGATTTTTACGAGTTACAGAAGATCGCGGAGGCCGCCCTCGTGAGGGATGGGGAAGTCCTGGCGATCGGCCGGAGCAGTGGACGGAGGGACCGGCCCATTCCTTTTTGCCTGGAAATCCTTGAGATCGACCGGCTGCGGACCCCCTCGGAAGAGATGATGAATCCCCAAGTCCGGAACGGAATTCTCTTCGATGCGGAAGGGGCACCTAAATCATATTTCGTTTTGAAGGAGCACCCCGGGCAGACGCTGCCGATTTATAAGGCTCAGGACTTCGAAGAAGTTCCGGTCTGGAATTCAAACGGGACCCGGAAGGTTTTGCACCTTTTCAACCCCTGGAGGCCCGAACAGACCAGAGGATTCACGGATTTCGCCGCCGGCCTGAAGGACTTGCAGGACCTGGACCGCTACACCGAGGCGGAAAAGTTCGCCGCCCTTGAGGACGCCTGCATGACCGGAATCGTCACCTCTCCGGCCCCTGATAAATTTGCCGGAAATTACGGGACCGAAACGGATGAGCAGGCCAACCGGATTCACGAATTCGGCGTGGGAAAATGGCACTATCTCAGCCCGGGTGAAATAGCGGACATCCACAAGCCCAGCCGGCCGAACGCCGCCTTCGGCGAGATGATGACGCAGCTCCTCCGGGGTCCCGCAAACGCCACGGACATCCCCCCCGAAATCCTCATGCAGAACTGGATGGGAATGAACTACTCGAATGCCCGGGTGGTACTCCTCGTCTGGTATTTGACCGTGAGAATCCGCCAGGCCTACCTTATCGGGCATTTCTGCCGCCCGGTCTGGGAGAACGTGGCCACCGACCTCGTGGGATCGGGAAAATTGTCCGCCCCCGGGTTCGATAGCCGAAAAGACGCTTATTTCTCCTCCATCTGGATCCCGCCTGGGTTCGAATGGGTGGACCCGGTGAAGGAAGCCCAGGGGAAGGCTATCGAGCTCGAAAACCTCATGGACAATCTGCGGAACATCGCGGCGGCCAAGGGGCAGGACTGCGATGAGAACCTGGAGACGATCGCCCTAGTGCTGAAAAAAATCAAGGAGCTCGAGGATAAGTACGGCGTGAAGTTTCCAACGCCCTCGAAATCAGGGCAGGGACAGGCAACCTCGGGCCAGGGCCAGGGTATGGGGGATGGCGGCGACCAGCAAGGAGACGGTTCCGGTGCCGTATCTAAATGAACACGCTTGCAGATTAGAGCAGCCTTCGAAGTTTGCGACTTTCTCCCGCAAAAATTGCGCCGAGAAACATGCCGGAAAATGCTTAGACGTAATTTATGGATTTCCCAAAAAAGGCGGCTCGAAAATCCAATCGCTGCGGTATCCGAAAGACATCTGGAAGGAATCCGACGCCCGGGAGCATTGAAAAACACGCGGCGGCCAGTTCGAGGCAGCCCGGAAAAAGGATCTTGAAGAGGAGATGGAACCCATGGGCAAGAAATTATCAGATCAGCTTTTTTATAGATCTTTTCCCCTCGAAAGGGCCGCTTTCAACAAGGAAGAGGGCTCCGTGGATCTTTCCTTTTCCTCAGAAGCCCCCTATAAGAGGTGGTTCGGGCCGGAGATCCTCTTGCATGGCGCGCAGAATGTGATTTTAGATAGGCTGAAAAGCATGGGCGCCGCCCTGTTCAATCATAACCCGAACGCGATCGTGGGGTCATTAAAAGACGCGCGGATCGAGAAAAAGACCGGCCGAGCCAAACTCTTTTTCGATCCGGATCAGGATGCGCAGAAAATCGCCGGTAAGGTCGAGTCGGGAAGCCTGCGCGGGGTTTCCGTGGGCTACATCGTCCACAAATTCAAAAAATTGGATGAAAAGGAGGAATGGCAGGGCTACACGGGCCCGGCTTACATCGCCACGAAATGGGAGCCCTATGAGATTTCTCTGACCCCCATTCCGGCGGACTCAAGCGTGGGCATCGGCCGCGATCTCGCCCGCTCTTTGGAGGGCATCGAAATAGAAGAATCGGATTTATCAAATTTTAGGAAGGAGGAAGGAGATATGGAACCAGAAGAAGTGAAGCGGATTTTTGCGGAATGCCTGGCTGCGGCGTTGCCGGGAATGGTAACCCAGATCAAGGGAATCATGGTGGAGGACGCCAAGCCGAAGCTGCGGATCACCGCCGAAGACGGTCTTTCCCTGTTGGGTCGCGCCGGGGCGATCTCCCCCGAGGTCAAGGGCAAGGCGGCGGACATGATCCTGGGGGGCAAGACGAAAGAAGAGGTCACTGCGTACCTTTTCGACGAATTCACCCGGACAAAAAAAGCGGATGCGAAGGATGCCGGCGGGGATGGGACCGACGGATCGGGCATCCCGAACGCCGGGGAGCCGAAGGCGCGGATAAACTCGTTCAAAGACCTGTCTGATGACGACTTCTTCGGGGGCCTCGCGGAGCCGCACGGAACGATCATTTAGCCCGATAGAACAAGATTCTTTCGGTCGATTAAAATTTCATAAGAAGGAGGTTTGCCCATGGCACCAGTAAACAAAGATCCATTCGTCAGGACCTTGAATAAGGACGGCCTTCCCAGCCTTTTCAGGGGCAAAGTACAGGCCGGGACCAGCCAGGCGATCAAGGTGGGCGAGATCTGCGCCTACAACAAGACCGCCGGCTATTGGGTTCCCGTCGCCCTGGTCAATGATTTCATCTACGCTCTGGCGATCGCCAAGGAGGAACAGACGGCAGCCGACCTCGCGCGGTTCGTGGAATTTTACACCCTTCATCCGAACGATCAGTTCGAATTCGAGATCGACGCGGCCCGGGCCCTGGCCTTGGGAGACACTTTCATTCTCACGGTCTCGAATTCCCAGAAATTGACCTACTCGGTGAATTATTACCCGGTGGCCCGGTGCGTGGATGATGGGCATTACCCACAGAAGAACGACACAACCATCCGGAACCGATCTTATGCTGTCGTTTCTTTCAGCAAGGCCGTGAGTTTTTGGGGATTGATCCTCTCCGGTGAGGGTTGGAACTCCGAAAAGGTGGTTGATGTCGCTGCGGCGATTACACTCTATTCTGAAATGTCCGGCCTGGTCATCTACAACACGGCAATGACCGGAGAATTGCTCCATGTGCTTCCGTTGAATCCTCCCGCGGGCTGCATCTTTACGGCTTATAACACGGCCGCGTATGCCCATGGCTTCGATCCGCCGAGCGATGGCGGAATTACCGGAACAGGTGCCAAGAACGGTGATGGAGATAAGATGACGATCGACGCCATCGGAGATGAAATCAAGGTAAGGTCGGTCGGAAACAAGGATTGGAGTCTGACCGTCTGCGCATCCGGGAACGAACACGCTTCGGCTGCTGTAACCGCCGAATAACCAATAAACGAGGAGGGGCGCCCCCCCTCCTTCATCAAAATCCATTTAGGAGGTAGGTCGCCATGAAGCAGCCACGGTTTTTCAGGTCGAATATTCACGTCGGCCCCGGACCATCGATTTACGATCTTCGCAACCTCGCCGTGAAGGAACCGGAGAATTTCGTCCGGAAGATTACGGAAGGCGCGCAGACGGGCAAACTCCGCTTTTCCGATATCCGGGATATCCGGACCCTGTTTCGGATCTTCGCCGACGTTCAGGTCCCGATCGTCATGGACATCGCCGGCACCAAGCGGGCCATTACCGCCTCGGCGTTCCCGATCCTGACGGGGACGCTGGCCATCGCGGCCATCAACGAGGCCTACGCCAACATCCCCACCATCGGGCAGGACCTGGTCGAGGAGATCGAGGACAACAAGAAAGTGACGACCATCGGCGCCGTGACCGCCCTGGACAAGAACGTCGATGAGGTCAAGGAGGCGGTCGATTTCCCGGAGATCGGCGTCGATGAAGAAAAGGTCGAGATCCGGCACAAGAGAAACGGGCGGAAGCTGACCATTACCGCCGAGGCGATCGAGCAGAACGAGATCGCGGACATCGTCAGTCGGATCAACGCCCTCGGCCAGATCGCTTCCGACTGGATCGAAGAGCAGACCCTTGAAAGAGTCTCCGATTATTACGGCTCCCGGGCTTCCGGGATCGAGCCGTACGTTTACCGGCCGGGTGGAACCGGGACGGGCCTTTATTCCTCGACCGCCAATACCCCCGGGACAAGAGCGCCCAGCGGAACCCGGGTCAACTCAAATGCCTTGGTCGATGAAACCGACCTGGATGGCTGCCGAACCGTCCTGGCGGCTATGAAGAACGGCCGCGGGAAGCGGATCGGAATCCCCTGGTCCGAAGTGATTTTTCTCGTTCCCTATGCCCTTGTGGGGACGGCCTCCAAACTGTCGAACTCCGAGCTCGTTCCCGGCGTCGCCAACGAGGTTTCCAATTATGGCCCCAGGGGAATGTTCTACCTGCCCCCGGAAAGAATCAAATCCAGCCCGAAGCTGGACGACGTATCGGCCACGGCCTGGTATCTCGGCGCCTTCAAGCGGCAGTTCCGCCGGAAGTGGATGCTGCGGTTTGAATACGTGACCCTGGGGATGGACACGCAGGCCTATCTCAATTCCCGGATCGCCTTCCAGGCCCGCATCGCCTGGGACTGCGAAATTGGAGCGGTGGACTACGTCTACGTTGTCCAAAATATTGCGGCCACAACCGCGCCGGGCGATTGATCCTGATCGATAAACCAAGGGGACTCATCCGATGATGAGTCCCCGAACCCCCATCTCTTAAACGGAGGGATATCCATGAAAAGCATGTCCAAATTCAAGATCCACCTCGCCTCGATCACGCTGGTGATGTTCTTTATCATCGTCGGCCTGGCCTGGGCCCAGACCATAAACATTTTCCGCTTTGGTATCTCCGCTCCGAAATGGTACGGCACGACCAGCGCGGGCCGGGCCTCCAACTATTATCTGAACGCCCCGAATCTAACGGCTAACGATACCGCGGTCGGGGCCCTAACGTCGCAGACGCTGACCAACAAGAGCTTTACGACCCCGGTGATCGCCTCGTTCTACATGGACGCTGCACTGAGCAAGCTCATGACGGTGCCTAATGTGGCCTCGGACACCCTGGCTGTGCTCAATGCCACCCAGGCCTTTACGGGGAAATCTGCGGATGTATTCCCCCTCACCACGCCCAGGCTTACCGCCGCCAATGGAATGGGGATAGCGGTCAGTGACCCCGGATCGCTGCGGACCCAGGTTTATAAAATCACCCTGGACAAGACAAATTTTGTCAGCAATTCGGTCAGCCACGACGTTGTCCTCGCCTCGATGCCAGCAAAGAGCATGATCCATTCGGTTGTGGCTCAGGTAGGGCCAGCCTTCGCATGCACCGGCGTTTGTACCTCTTCGACCTTGAGCGGGACGGTTGGATTGACTGCCGGCGGAACGGAATTTCTCGCCTCCTTCGACATGGATGCTGCCGCGAATGCCGTTTTTGGCGATGCCAATGCGGAAGTCGGATCAGCCACCAATGCCGCCGCTTGGACGAACGGCGGATACACCAGCTCTTTCCTCGCGGCTTCGAATATCGTTTTCAGGGGAACCTCTGGAACGGGTGCCTGGGGAAATGCGGTGACCACAAATCTCAGCGCGGGCAACGTCACCTTTTACGTCTTGTATTCGGTCCTCCCCTAAAAGGAGATATACATGAGACAAAGGGACCGTTTTTTTCATGCCCTTTTAATCATGATAGGCATTTTGCTCTGGGCCACCCTATCTTTCGGTACAATCAGGGTCCCGGGCGATGCTGCTTCCTGGGCGGAACATTTTGACCTAGTAAACATCATCGTGGGCCTACTTTTTGCGGCCGTGGTTAGTCTCATCGTACGGACAATCAATAAAATCGACCGCAATCAGACGCTGCTTTTCGAAAGGTTTCAAAATCTGTCGGAGAAATTTTATCTCCTAGAAGGGGAGCACCGGGCGATTACTGGAACGCACAAAACCCACCCGTGCGGGGATGAAATCACCCATGGATGAACTCATCCAGGAATATATCAAGAAACATGAGTCGCTCAGCTTGGACCCCTATGTGGACACCCTGGGAAATCCTACGATCGGATGGGGGCATCTTTGCGTAAAGAGAGAATTTACCAGAATTACCGAAGCCCAGGCGCAGGGGTTGTTCGACGTGGACTATTGCAACGCCAAGTTTTTCATCAGCCATTTGCTCCCGGGTTTCAGTGAATTTTCAGACGGCCGGAAGATGGCTTTGCTCGACATGTCCTTTCAGATGAACAACAGACTTTTGCATTTTCCAAAAGCTCTGGATCATCTCAAAACGGGAGAATGGGCATCCGCGGCGGCGGATTTCCTGGACTCCATCTGGGCGCGGAAGCAGACGCCCTCGCGGGCTATCGACAACATCATCCTGCTTATTAACGGATAA